ATGATTTGTGACGGCATTGAGAACTGCGTCCAGTATATTAAAAACTTTGACCCAGCAAAGTCTAGTAATCCATTTGCTTACTTCACACAGATTATCCACTATGCATTCCTGAGAAGAATCCAAAAGGAAAAGCGTCAAATGGATATCCGCACTAAGATTGTGGAACGTTCAGGATTTGATGAAGTGTTCTCCAGTGATGGTGACATTTACAGCAATTCCGACTATAATACCATCAAAGAAAACATCCAGTCTAAACTTTATTCATGAAACTGACAAAAGAACTTGCCATTGCCTTGGAGAACCTAGGGTGGCAAGATGGTGATGATATCGCTGTGGAAATCGGTGGAACATCAATCTATGAAATTGAAGGTGCAGGCACTAAGTGGGCACCACTCAAAGGTACTCGTAAGTACAACAAAGATGCATTTATCATTATTAAAAACAGAGATCGTAATCTTACAGTCTCATCAGAACCAAATCCTGAATTGAAAGCACACCATACACAATGAAGATTGCCTTAGTCACAGACACACACTACGGTGCGAGAAAGAATAGTAAGTTATTTCATGAGTTCTTCAAAAAATTCTATGATAACATTTTCTTTCCTACACTGGAAGAAAGAGGTATCACAGAATGCGTCCATCTGGGCGATGCTTTTGACTGCCGTAAGTCTGTTGACTTTTGGTCACTCCAATGGGCAAAGGAAAATGTATATGACAAGTTTCGAGACTTAGGCATCAAAGTCCACAATATTGTTGGTAACCATGATGCTTACTACAAGAATACCATTGGTATCAATGCTGTCGATGCTCTGCTTGAGTCCTACGACAATGTAGTAAGAGTCTCTGAACCAAAAGAGTACAAGATCGGTGGTAAGAAGATTCTTCTTCTACCCTGGATCTGTGAAGACAATGAAGAGAAAACTTTTGACTTAGTAAAGAAGTCAAGAGCAAAGATCATGATGGGTCACCTTGAATTGAATGGGTTTGAGGTGATTCCTGGTATGAGAATGGAACACGGTCTGGAACCGAGTAAGTTTAAGAAGTTTGATAAAGTATTCTCAGGTCACTATCATCACAAATCAACCAAGGGTAATGTCACTTACCTTGGTAACACCTACCAGATGTTCTGGAATGATGTGAATGACGTAAGAGGATTCCATATCTTCGATACTGAAACTCAAGAACTAGAGTTCATTGGTAATCCATTCTCAATCTTTGAAAAGTTCTACTACGAAGATACCCCATATCAATTGTTTGATACATCAGATCTGAAAGATAAGATCGTAAAGATTATTGTCCGTAAGAAGTCAGACCAACTTGCATTTGAAAAGTTCATTGACAAGTTGCACAAGTCAGGTGCATCTGATGTCAAGATTGTTGAAAACTTCTCAGTCGATGATGACGATGTAGATTTTGAAGACGGTAAGTGCGAAGACACATTGACCTTCCTCAATAAATATATTGATGATTCCGACTTCAATCTAGACAAAGATATTGTCAAGAAACTGATGAGGGATGTTTACCGAGAAGCTTGCGAAATGGAGTAATGTATCTACTTGCAATATCAGGAAAAGAAGATGAGGGTGCATACTCTGTAATGGATGAGGATGGCGAAAAGGCACTATACCTTTTTGAGGAAGAGGATGACGCAACCCGATATGCTGGTCTTCTAGAAGCAGAAGACTATCCTGAGATGTCAGTAGTGGAAGTTGATGAGGAAGTATGTATAAAGATGTGCAATGCATATAATTACAGATATGTTATAATCACTGAAGATGACTTTGTAATCCCGCCCCGAGATAATGATTTTATTCAAACAGATAAGATGGCGTAACCTGTTATCTACTGGAAATAACTGGACTGAGATTGATTTTACAGAATCCCAGACAAGTCTGATTGTCGGAACAAATGGAGCAGGTAAGAGCACCATCCTGGATGCTTTGACTTTTGTGCTGTTCAATAAACCATTCCGTAAGATCACCAAACCTCAACTCGTCAACACAGTGAACGAGAAAGAATGTGTTGTGGAGATTGAGTTTTCTACGGGTGTGACTGATTGGAAAGTTGTTCGTGGTATCAAACCAAACGTATTTGAGATTTATAAGAACGACCAAATGCTTGACAAGGCAGCAGCAAATGCCGATCAGCAGAAGTGGTTGGAAGAGAATGTATTGAAGATGAACTATAAGTCATTCACTCAGATTGTGATTCTGGGTAGTGCATCTTTCGTTCCATTCATGCAACTCTCCGGTGCAAATCGCCGTGAGATTATCGAAGATTTGTTGGACATTAAGATCTTCTCATTTATGAGTAATATCCTACGTGAAAAGATTCGTAGTTCAAATGATCTTATCCGTGAACTGACCATCCGTAAGGATCTGGTAGAAGAGAAGATTGATATGCAGAAATCATTCATCTCTGATCTAGAAGAGACTGGTAAGAAAAATATTGAAGAGAAAAAGCAGAAGGTCAAAGTCATTGCCGATAATGTAGATACTCTTATAAAGGAGATTGAGGGTCATGGTGACAGGTTGAAAGAGGTCGAAGGGCAAATGGAAGTATCTTCGGGTGCTGACAAGAAACTTAAGAAACTCGGCACACTTCGTGGTAAACTGCAACAGAAAGTATCAACAATTACTAAGGAACATAAATTTTTCGCAGAGAATACGGTATGCCCTACCTGTGATCAGACCATTGAAGAGTCTGTTCGGGTAAATAGAATTAATGATGCTGAATCAAAAGCGAAGGAACTCCAACAGGGGTTCTTAGAGTTGGAGGAAGCGATCAGACTTGAGGAGGAAAAAGAAAACCACTTCAAGGTTCTTTCTAAGGAGGCAACTAACCTAACGCATGAAATTTCTAAAGCAAATACTCGGATTTCGGGATTACATAACAGATCCAGAGATCTTGAATCAGAAATTCAAACTATTACCGAACAACTTGAGAACCGAAATACTGAGCACCATGCATTAGAGAAATTAGTTACGGAACTGGAGGAACTACAATCTAAACACTCCGACCAAAAAGAGAATAACGTTTACAACGAATTTGCACATTCCTTAATGAAGGATGGGGGAGTAAAATCCAAAATTATTAAGAGATATCTGCCTCTTATGAATCAGCAGATCAACAAGTATCTTCAGTTGATGGACTTCTATATCAACTTCTCTCTGGACGAAGATTTCAAAGAGACTGTAAAATCCCCGATACATGAAGATTTTAGTTATGAATCATTCAGTGAGGGGGAGAAGATGAGAATCGACTTGTCTCTCCTCTTTACCTGGCGAGAGATTGCTAAAAGAAAGAACTCTGCTAGCACCAATCTCTTGATCTTGGATGAGATCTTTGACAGTTCACTCGATGGGTTTGGCACAGAGTATTTTACAAAGATTATCAAGTATGTGGTAAATGATGCGAACGTCTTTGTTATCTCACATAAGACTGATGAACTGATGGATAAGTTTGACAGGATTATCAAATTTGATAAAGTAAAAGGGTTCAGCAAAAAGGTATCATGAACTGGAGAGAGGAATATAAGGGTTACACTAGTAACAAGAAAGAACTTGATCTCCTAGAAAATGGTCCAAAGAGTTTGGCACAGTCGTGGCATATGCAAGCCATGTATAATCAGTGGAAGAAGATCAAGGGAATTAAAGATCCAGAACCACCAAATTGTCAATCTTCACTAAAGGAGTTTTTTCGTGACAACCCCTAACTGGCAACACCATTCCAAGAAAGAACAGAAACCCACTCTCAAACCACAGGCGATGAGAGCACGGAAGGAAGCACTCAGACAGTTTAAAAAGAGTCACATGAACCCGCACAAGAGGCGGGTTTCGTCGTATTATGAGTCCATACGAACGAACTTCGATGACCGTTTCACAAGAGATCAAGTCTCAACTTGCTAAACTGCTTGCCACCGAAGACCTGGTTGTAGAGAATAAGAATGTAGAGACCGCGTGTTTCAATGTCCATACTCGTGTCCTGACCCTACCTAACTG